ATAACGTTGAGAGAGTTTGGTTTCACGAAAACGCCACAAAAATGTCTTCTACATTGGGTGTTGGGGAGAATGATCTAAAGTATAATGTTAAAAGATCATACAAGTACAAAATACCCACAGTTGGCGGAGATTGCGGTGGTATTCTTATGTTGGGACCAAATATCAGAGCTCAGTCCAACGGAGCAAAAATCGTCGGGTTTCATACAGGGGCTAATATGTCTCTTGGTTTGGGTTTTTCAACTGTTGTAACTCGAGAGATGGTATCTGAAGCAGTTGCTTTTTTTAAAACAACTGTTGAAGAAGAAGTTTCCGATAAAAATATTATTGCACAATCCGATAATCAGTTTGTTGATGGCACTGTGTTGCCAATATACGAACTAGAAGTTGGAACAAAAGCAGCACCATATTCGAAGCTTTGCAAGACATTTTTATACAACGGTTGGAGTGAAAACACAAAGTTTCCCACGCCATTAGGTCATTACACCAAGGAAGGAGTTTTGGTGAAACCTATGATAGATGCCGTGAAAAAGTACACAGGGAAGGTTGTATTGTATAACCAGGAGGAATTAAAGTGTGCAGCATATACTGCTTTTCTACCCTTAACAGAATGTTCTAAAGACGTTGTTAAGGAAGAAAGAGTGGTTATGTCTTTTGAGCAGGCAATTATAGGTGACCCAAATGATCCTATGATGAATTCCATTCCTAGGAATACATCAGCTGGGTATCCTAGATCTCTTGAGAAAGGGGTTAATGGAAAGAAGGACTTCTTTGGATTTGATGATGATTATGATTTGTCAAGTGAAAATGCTAAAGTTTTGAAAGCAGACGTTGATGACATCATCGAAAAGGCAGAGAAAAACATCAGGAAGTTGCATATTTTCACTGATTTTTTAAAGGATGAAAGGAGACAAACAGGAAAGGCAGCGCGGTTGGTCAGTGGTGCACCAATAGCATATGTTGTGGCTTTTAGGATGTATTTTTTGAAGTTTATTTCTACTATGATGAAAGAAAGGATTACAAATGGATGTTGTGCTGGTATAAATGTATACCAAGAATGGCAATATCTTTGGAATCATCTTACATCTATGTCGTTGACTGGCGTGGCTGGAGATTATTCAGCGTTCGACAGTAGTGAGCAACCTCAGTTCCATAATGAGATACTTGACTACATCAACAATTGGTATGATGACGG